GATAAAGATGGCCACAATAAGCGTGACCTTCTTAAGGTGATTCACTATGCAATGCTTCTGTTGCATTTTGATCGTCACTATTCTCGTACTGACAACGGACTCAAAGAATTTAAAATCTGAGGTAATATATGAACATTTCAAATGATACTGTTAACATTCTGAAGAACTTTTCTCAGATTAACAAATCCATTGTTATCAATCCTGGTAACGAACTTGCTACTCTTGCAGTTACTAAAAATATTTTGGCAACTGCAAAGGTAAAAGAGACTTTTGATTCTAAGATCTGCATTTATGATCTTCCAGAATTTATTTCTACTTTTACTTTGTTTAGATCTCCTGAGTTTGATTTCTCTAATCAAGACTTTATGGTGATTACAGATAAAGGTACGAAGACTTCTACGCAATTCTTTTATGCAGATCCTTCGGTAATTACTACTGCTCCAGAGAAAAAGATTCAAATTCCTTCTGTTGATGTAGAGTTTACTATCAGCGATTCTGATCTAGATACTTTATTCAAAGCTTCTCGTATTCACAATGTACCTGATCTATGCCTTGTTGGTGATGGTAAATCCATGAGGATGGTAGTGAAGGATAAGAAGAATGATACTTCAAACAATTTTTCTATGGAAATGGGTGAGACTGATAAAGTGTTCTCATTCTATTTTAAGGTTGAAAATATGAAACTTCTTCCTGGTAATTACAATGTGAAATCTTGTAAGAGTGTTGCTCTCTTTACTAGTGTTAATGGTGATTTAGAATATTTTATTGCTCTGGAACCAGATTCAACCCTTGGTTGATAATTTATTTTTTTATTATGTGGAGGTAAAATATGAACGATCAGTTTTTGTGGGTAGAAAAATATCGTCCTTCTGTCGTGGAGGATTGTATTTTGAATGACAAGATGAAAGAATCTCTCATTCAGTTTGTAAAAAAAGGAGAGATTCCCAATCTTCTTCTGTCTGGTCCTCCTGGTATTGGAAAGACTACGGTAGCTAAAGCATTATGTAAAGAAATAGGAGCTGATTATTATGTCATTAATGGATCCGACGAAGGTAGATTCCTCGATACTGTCCGAAACCATGCGAAAAACTTCGCTTCGACCCGATCACTTACGGGGTCTTCTAAACACAAAGTCATCATCATTGATGAAGCGGATAACACAACCAATGATGTACAACTCCTCCTACGGGCGTCTATTGAGGAGTTTAGTAACAACTGTCGATTCATCTTCACTTGTAACTACAAAAACAAAATCATCGAACCCCTTCATAGCAGATGTGCCGTTATCGACTTCTCAATCAAAAAGAAAGATCGATCTGTACTTGCAGCACAATTCTTCAACCGTGTCAGGACTATTCTTGAGGCAGAGAACGTTCAATATGATCCAAAGGTTGTTGCAGAAGTAATCAATAAGTATTTTCCAGATTGGCGTAGGGTTCTGAATGAACTTCAAAGTTACTCTAATAATGGATCCATTGATGTTGGATTGCTCGGTGATATTGGTAATGTAAATCTGAAGGATCTGATGAAGAGTTTGAAAGATAAACAGTTTACTGAAGTTCGTAAGTGGGTTGTATCTCACTTGGATAATGATCCTTCCTCTATCTTCAGGGTTATCTATGACAGTCTTTATGACTACATGAAACCTCCTTCCATTGCCAACTGTGTACTCATCATCTCTAAATATCAATATCAGGCTGCATTTGTTGCAGATCAAGAAATTAATCTGTTATCATGTCTCACTGAAATTATGTTGGAGTGTGAGTTTAAATGATTCTAGATGCACAGGATGCAGTGTATGCATCTAATAAATTTATAGATTACTTTTCTAATATTCATAGGATTGATGAGTATCTCAGAGCCATAAAACTTGATAGGATGAAAAAGTTCCCATCTTCTCTTCCTGGTTATGGTCCAGAAGATGAAATGTTCAGTTCTTTTGATATGCATCCTCAAGATATGGATTTTGAAGTCTATGAGATGGATAATAATGTCTTCAATAATTACTTAGAGATCACTACTTCTCATGCAATTGAAGACTCTATCCCAGGCAAAACTCTCAAGTGGATTGTAAAAGAAAAGAACACCAATAAAATTGTTGGTTTCATTCGATTTGGTTCACCAGTAATCAATTCTAAACCTAGAAATGAATTCCTAGGTCAGGTTCCTGATCTTTCTAGATTCAATAAGAATGTGATCATGGGATTCATTATTGTTCCTACTCAACCATTCGGTTACAACTATCTTGGTGGTAAGTTGCTGGCTCTTCTCTGTTGTTCTCATAAGGCCAGGGAGACTCTGAATAAGAAGTATGATGCTAACATTTGTCTTTTTGAAACCACCTCTCTGTATGGTAGTACAAAGTCTTCCTCTCAGTACGATGGTTTGAAACCATATCTGAGGTTTAAGGGTCTGACCGATAGTAATTTTATTCCTCTCCTGCATGACTCTGTGTTTTCTGAACTGGAGTCCTGGTTCAAGGATCGTAATGGAAAGAAAGGTCTTGTAAAGGAAAATGCTTCTAGTAGGAAGTTAAAGACGCAACAAAAGATGATTTCCATCATCAAAGCGTCCCTTAAAGATGCAGATAACCAACAACTTACGGTCTTCAAAGATACTTTGAGACAGGCGTTGAATCTGACGGAACAGAAGAGGTTCTACATGTCTGACTACGGTTTTTCCAACGTAAGGGAAGTTATAAACGGAAAGACGGATATTCTAATTAAGAATCCTCAGAACTACGATAAGTTTTATATGGAGAATTTAATCAGATGGTGGAAGAATAAAGCTTCTACTCGATACGAATCTTTGAAGTCAGAAGATAGATTGAGAACTGAATTAGAACTTTGGAACAAAGATATGGAGATTGACATTATACGATGAAGATAGAATTAAAAGACTGGTTGAATACTATCAACCACGAAAAATTAAATATTATTGATCAAGAACCCGATACCGAATCTCAATATCCACCCTATATTATAAACAGATGTCTATCTGGATTCATTGATACTCTAATGTATGCCAATGAAATGAACATGTCACATCATATAGACAAGAAACTTCAATATGATTTTTTTATAAATATTATCAGACCGAAAAAGAGATTCTCTCCCTGGTTAAAAAAAGAACAAATCAGTGATTTGGAGTTAGTGAAATCATACTATGGTTATAGTAATGAGAAAGCGAGGATAGCTCTGAAAGTTTTGACTGATGAACAATTAACAATTATCAAATCAAAATTAAGGAAAGGTGGAAAAAATGAACGCTATTAATGAAGTTGAATTTAAGTGGTCTCCAGATAAAATGGTGGAGATTAAACTTAGAGAACCTGATGATTTCCTCAAGGTGAGAGAAACTTTGACTAGGATTGGTGTTGCTTCTCGTAAAGAAAAAAAACTGTATCAGTCCTGCCATATTCTTCATAAGCAAGGTAAATATTATATCGTTCACTTTAAGGAACTATTTGCTCTAGATGGTAAGAGAGCCAATCTAACTGTAAATGATGTTCAACGTAGAAATAGAATTGTTCAATTAATTTGTGACTGGGATCTAGTAGAAGTTGCAGATTCAGAACAGATTCAAGATGTTGCTCCTTTGAGTCAAATTAAAGTTTTAGGGTACTCAGAAAAGAATGAATGGACACTCGAAGCCAAATATAACATTGGTAAAAAGAGAGTCGCAGAAACCGAATAGTATAAGTAGGGAGTTCTACACTCCCTTTTTTAATGTAATTGGATATATAATAATGAGAGATGCCGAAAGGGTCTCTATTAAACACTCGCTTACTAAGGAGCAAATCAATGACAACAAGACTAAATTCTTGGGACGTTTATACGCCATTCAATGTAGGTCTGGATGATGTTTTCCATAGACTAGATGCTATGTCTGGACACAATATCAATTACCCACCCTACAATCTTATCAAACACGATGAATCTAATTACGAAGTCGAAGTCGCTTTGGCTGGATTTTCACCAGAAGAGATCGAAGTCTCTACTGAACAGAACATTCTCAGAGTTGCCTCTAAAGTTGAGAAACGAGATCCTGATAGGAAGTATATGCACAAAGGTCTCTCCAACAGATCATTTACAAGAACATGGCAACTTGGAGAAGATGTCCGAGTATCCTCTGTAACTTTTGTAAATGGTTTGTTATCTATTTCACTAGAGAAAATTATTCCCGAGCACCAAAAACGAACTACATACAATATCAGTGCTGGCAAACAAGAGCTTCTTACTGAAGGATAAATAGACGTGGGGCAACCCAAATATCGTCGGCGCTAAGGGGGTGACTGGCAAAATCCAGTTGACACCCCCCTTTTTTTGTGGTATACTGAGATCAAATGAGGTAATTGTATGACTATAAAAGTTGCAAGATTAAAATCTGGAGATGATGTCATTGCAGATATTAAAGAAACTTACAATGATAAGGAACAACTTGTAGCGTTTCTTTTTAATGATCCATATGTAGTCACTCATTATTTGGATGATGATGATTATGATTTTGGTGAAGAAGAAGTTAATGTTGATGATAAAGTAAGAGAAACTGGAGAAGGTGAATTGATTCTTGATTATGAGTCTCTTGGATCTGGTCTTC